GACGTCGGCCTCGGCGCGACGATCACCGGCCGTGCCCTCGACTCCGTCGTCATCGATGACCCGTTCGCGTCCGCGGAGGACGCCGAATCGGAGACCTACCGGAAGTTCGTGTGGTCGAAGTGGCAGGCCGTCGCGAACACGCGCCTCGCGCCCGGCGCCCCCATCGTCATCATCATGACCCGGTGGCATGAGGACGACCTCGCCGGCCGCCTCCTGACAGCGGAAGACGCCGCCCAGTGGCGGGTCATCAACATTCCCGCACTCGCCGAGCATGACCCGGCGAAGGGCGAAACGGATCCGCTCGGCCGCAAGCCCGGCGAGTGGATGGTCTCCGCCCGTGGCCGCACCGCCGCGGACTGGACGATGAAGCGGATCGCCGTCGGCGAGCGCGTGTTCCGTGCCCTCTACCAGGGACGGCCGACACCGGAGGCCGGCGACATCCTGAAGCGGCACTGGTGGCGCCGCTACACGACCCCGATCTGGTCCACCGACGACGGCGGGCAGACGTACCGGTTCGCGGAACCCCCCGACGAGTTGTTCTCCTCCTGGGACATGACGTTCAAGGACACGAAGGACTCCGACTACGTCGTCGGGCAAGTCTGGGCCCGGTACGGTGCGGACGCGTTCCTCGTGGATCAGGTCCGCGCCCGCCTCGCGTTCACGGAGACGAAGGCCGCGTTCGACGCGCTCGCGAAGAAGTGGCCGCAATGCCGGACGCACCTGATCGAGGACAAAGCGAACGGGCCCGCCGTCATCTCCGCGCTGCGGAAAGACTCCCCGGGCGCGATCATCCCCATCGTCCCGAAGGACTCGAAGACGGCGCGTGCGTCCGCGATCGCCCCGCAGGTGGAAGCGGGCAACGTGTTCGTCCCCGCCGACGACATCGCCTTGTTCGACCAGGCGGGCAACAGCCCGGAGTCGTTCATCGCGGAGGCGGCGGCGTTCCCGAACGACGCGCACGACGACCAAGTTGACGCGGCCACCCAAGCGCTGCACCGGTTCTTCATCGCCGGCGCGGGCGCGGCCGCGTGGATCGAATCGCTCCGCGGGCAGACCGAGAACAAGCTGGTCGTCGCAACCGTGGACGACCCCACGCCGGCCCTCGTGCCAGCACCCGACCCGAACGACGAGTTCAAGCGTGCCCAACTGCGGGAGCTTGGCTGGTAGAAGGAGAACCCCGTGGGCTTCATCGACTGGATCGCTGGCGCCGCTGACACCGTTGGCGCCGCCGTGGCGAAGAATGGGGTCCCGCCGGCCGTGCAGGAGGCGATGATCGCCGCCGGTATGTCCGGTGACGTGCAGCTGGGCCCGGGGACACCCCTGGAGCCCGCGTGGGGCTACAACACGCGGCCACGGCAGTACGACTACCCGACCGGGACGAACATCAACTCCCGGCCCCGGTCGACGGCGCGCGTGTCGTTCTCGACGCTGCGCCGGCTCGTGGAAACGTACGACGTCGCCCAGCTGTGCATCACCCACCGCATCGACTCGATCCGCGCCCTGGACTGGAAGATCATCCCCGCGAAGGGGTGGGAGGCGTACGACCTCGACGACGCGATCGCGTACGCCGAAGCCGTCCTCGACAAGCCCGACGGTGAGCTCCCGTTCGACGCGTGGCTGTCCAAGTACCTGTACGACGTGTTCGCGTTCGACGCGGGCACCCTGTACCGGCAGCGGAACCTCGCCGGGCAGGTCACCGGCCTGGACGTGATCGACGGCACCACGATCGCGCCGCTCCTCGACGAGTACGGCCGCCGCCCGGCCGCGCCCGCGCCGGCTTACGTGCAGTACATCCAGGGGCTCGGGACCACCGACCTCGACGAGACGGAACTGATCTACTCCCCGTTCCGGCCCGTGTCGAACTCCATGTACGGGCGCGCCCCCATCGAGTCGATCCTGCTGAACGCAAACACGGACATGCGGTTCCAAGCGTTCTTCATGCAGCGGTTCACGGACGGGAACATCCCGGCCATGTTCGCGGTCGCACCGGAGACGTGGACGCCGGACCAGATTCGGCAGTTCCAGGAGACGTGGGACATCTGGCTTGCCGGGAACATGGCGGCGAAGTCGCAGATCAAGTGGATCCCGGGCGGCACAACCCTGGAGGACGCGAACGCGGCGAACGCGCAGTTCAACAAGGACATGTCCGACTGGCTGCTCCGGAAGACCGCGGCCGCGTACCACGTGACCCCGACCGACCTGGGCTTCACGGACCAGTCGAACCGGTCCACGGGCGAATCGCAGGAGTCCGTGCAGGAGCGGGTCGCGGACCGGCCGATGTGCGGCCACGTCGGCGGCATCCTGACCCGGTTCATGAAGGACGACCTGGGTCTGCCCCTGAAGTTCGAGTTCATCCTGGACTCCGACGACGAGGACGGCCTGGCCGTCGCGCAGGCGGACAAGGTGTACGTGGACATGGGCGCCTGGTCGCCGTCGGAGGTTCGGGAGCGCCGCCTCGGCCTTACCGACGGCCCCGGCGAGCGTGTGCCCCGGTTCATCGCGACCACGAAGGGTCCCGTGCCCGTGTCGGACCTGTTCGCGTCCTCGACGCAGATCGATCCGACGTCGGCGAACCCGGCACCGGGCACCACGATCCCGGCGACGGAGTCGCAGGAGCTCGACGTGGCGATGACCCCGCAGATGGTCGCCGCTACCGCACCGGCCGGCCAGCAGCCGGCGATCGCGGCGGCGAAGGCGGAACTGGCGAAGTTCGCCCGGTACCGCTCCGACCGGATCCGGAAGGGTCGCGCCTGGCGTGACTTCAACTTCACCGCCCTCCCCGCCCGGTTCGCCCGGGAACTGAACCGTGCCGCCCGGATCGCCACCCGCAAGGGGGAGATCTCCGTCGCCGGCCTGCTCGTGCAGGCGCAGGACACCGGCCGGGTGCTCATGATCCAGCGGGCACTTGACCCGGCGGACCCGGCGCAGGGCAAGTGGGAGTTCCCCGGCGGGCATCTCGAAGACAGTGAGGCGCCGTGGCAGGCCGCCGTCCGCGAATGGCAGGAGGAGGTCGGCTGCCGCCTCCCTGACGGTGCAACCTTCACCGAGGGGACGTGGACGAACGGCCACTACCAGGGGTTCATCATGACCGTCACGTCGGAGGCGGATGTTCCCTGCCGGATCGGCTCGGCTGAGGTCCTCAACCCGGACGACCCCGACGGGGACATGATCGAGACCGTCGCCTGGTGGGACCCGAACGACCTGCTCGGCAACCCGGCCGTGCGTGCGGAACTTCAGGCGTCGCTCGACGCGGTCCTGGCCGCGCTCGACACGGAGGCTGATGCCGCCCCTTTAGCTAAAGGCTGGCGGGACGGCCAGCCGAAGACGCCGATGCACAAGTACGACCTCCGCATCGTGGACTACTACCAGCCGCGGATTCAGGACGTCATCACCGCCTGGGTGAAGGCGCTCCCGATCCGGTCCGTGGCCGCCCAGTTCGCGGGCGCGGATGCTACCGCGTACGCGTACGCGCTGCATGGTGGGGACCCGCTCCCGCTCGGCACGCTGCTCCGGCAGCTGGCGACGGACGGCTACCTGACCGGGCAGCACGGGGCGGACATCCAACTCGGGCGGGTCGAGAAGGCGGCCACGCTGGAAGCGACGAACACGCTCAACTGGGACACCTGGGCACCCGGGAACCCGGCCGCAGCGGACACCGCCGCGGCCGGCGGCCTCGCCCAGCTGCTCGCGGAGCAGGACGTGACGATCAAGTCCGTCGAGGACAACCTGTACGGGGAACTCGGCGACCGGATCGCGTCCGGCCTCGCCGACGGCCTGTCCCCGGACGAGATCGCCTCGTCGATCGCCGACCTGGTCAACCCTGCCTCCCGGGCGGAGATGATCGCGGCGACGGAGACGGCGCGCGCGCAGACCGCCGGCTCCCTGTTCTCCTACCAGGCGAACGGGGTCGCCGCGTACGACCTGATCCTCGCGGACGGGGCGTGCCTGCGGTGTGAGGACGCGGCCGCCGCGAACCCGCACCCGCTGTCCGACGGGTCCGCCCAGCCACCCCTTCACCCGTACTGCCGGTGCTCAACCTCGCCGGTCGTGCAAACCATCAGCCCGGACAGCATGCCCGTGTCCGACCTGGGAATGGAGTAACCGATGACGAACACCGAGGATCGTTTCGTCCTGGGCGTCGCCTACCAGGCGGGCCCGGACCCGGCGATCAAGATGGGCGCCGACGGCGGCCGTGACTTCTTCACCGAACGGGAGCTCGAACTCGCGTCGCGCACGTTCATGCGGAAGAACCACGGCCAGCAGATCGGCCTCATGCATGTCGACGGGACGACGGAGGCCGGTTACGCCGAAGTCGTCGAGTCGTACATCTACCGCGGCCCGGACTGGCCCCAGGCCGACGGGACCGTCGTGAAGGCGGGCGACTGGCTGCTCGGCGCGATCCTCTCCCCCGAGGCGTGGCAGTTGGCGAAGCGGGGGAAGATCACCGGCTGGTCCATTCAGGGCACAGCGAAGCGACGAGCGAGGAGTGAATCGTGACCGACGAGATGACGGAACTCTACGACGCGGACATTCCCCGCGTAGACGCGGTCGATAAGGCCGCGAACGGCACCAAGTGGTTCCTCATGAAGACCGAGGAATCGAACGGACTGCTCTCCCACGATCAGGTGGCGGAGCTCATCAAGGAAACAGCGGAGGAAGACGGCATGGCCGAGAACACTGACCCGGTCGTCAAGGACGACCTGAACGCGGGCGGAGACCCGCTCGCGTCGTCCGGGAACCCGGGCGCCCTCGACCCCGGCTCCGCGCCGTGGGAGCAGGTCGACGCGGACACCGCTGCGAAGTGGCTGGCGATCCTCGCCCGCGCGAAGCACGCGCTCCTCACCCTCTCCGAGCGGGAGGAAGTCGAGTCGGCCACCCCCGACTCCGACGGTGACGAGATGGGCAACGCCTGGGACCTCCAGGACGCCGCGAGCGCGATCGACTACGCGATCGGCATTGTCGCCGCGTACGGCGCGTCCGAGCAGGCCGAGGTCGACCTGGAGGACGACGTCGCGAAGGCTCGCCTCGCCGCGATCGGGGATGTCGCGAAGGCGATCCTCAATGACCCGGCCGACCTGACCGCGCTGGAAGTGTCCAGCGTGACGAAGACGGCGAACCCGGACGCGGCTACCGCGCTCCTGGCCGCCCTGCGCGCACTGCCGGAGGCGCCGGCCGTCGAGAAGGCGGAGGCACCCACCGAGGAGCCGACCGTCGAGAAGGCCGAAGAGACCGAGGAGGCCCCCGTGGTCGAGAAGGCTGAGACCAGCGAGCGCGTCGCATCGGTGGAGGAGGCGGTCGCGAAGTTCGGCCGGTTCTCCCCGGAGGCACGCGAGGCGCGTGTCCTGTCGAAGCAGGCGCCCGAGCCGGTCGCCGACGTCGTGAAGGACGACGCGGCCGCTGCGGACGGTGAGGACACCCCCGAACTCGAAGCCGTGTTCGACGCGAACGGCAACCTGAAGGGCGTCGTCGACCCGTCGGCGATCCAGCCCGTCCAGGGTGCCACCGCCGACGCGCCCGAAGAGAAGACTCCGGACGAGCCCGCACCCGCGGCGCCCGCTCCGGCCCCCGCCGCTGCCGCACCCGCGGCGCCGGTGGTTCCCGCGGCCAAGGCTGCGGAGCACGACGAGGAGACGAAGCCCGAGGAGCGGGTCGTCACGACGAAGGCTGAGATCGAAGCGCTCTTTGAGGAGCGGATCGCAGCAGTCGAGGCGAGCCTCCGGAAGGAAGTCGAGTCGCTGCGAGCTCCGGCCCGCCCTGCCGCTGCCCCT